TCCGTTTAAGAGGTTAAAGAACGAGGTTTCTTATTATGTAGAAAGTGATTCTGAAATGGTCCAGTTGAATACGAAAATTGCGTACCAACAGGAAATGGTTGATGTATTAGAGGAAATTCTGAAAGCAGTAAACACAAGAGGTTTTGTGATTAAGAATAGTTTAGATTTTTTGAAATTCACGAGTGGTCAGTGATGCTTTATATTATGGACAAAATAACAATGAGAACAAATGTCCAAAGCAGCATGGAGTACTTCGAATTTATTATTAGAACAGAATGATATACGTGGGAATACCTTGATTATTTCGAAGGCAAATGAAGTATATATGAAAGTGGATGCAGAACCTGTAATTCGTCAGGAACTGTCTGATTACTTTACGTTTACTGTACCAGGTGCAAAGTTTATGCCTGCATATCGCAATCGCATGTGGGATGGTAAGATGCGGTTGTATAATGCAATGACTAAGGAATTGTATCTTGGTCTATTACCGTATGTTCAAGTCTTTGCTGATGAAAGAGACTATGAAATTGATATTAAAGATGATATTGGATTACGAGAAAACTTTTCTGTAAAAGAAGCAAATGAATTTATACAAAAACTCAAAACTAAATTCAGTCCTCGTGATTATCAGCTGGATAGTTTCGTTCATCTCGTACGAAATAATCGTGGTCTACTTGTTTCTCCAACTGCTTCGGGCAAGTCATTCATTATATGGCTCCTGACTCAGTGGTACGGTGATTGTAAGACCCTTATCATTGTACCGACCACCTCGTTGGTTCATCAGATGAGATCAGACTTTATTGAGTACGGATCTGATGGTGATGACATTCATATGATTATGAGTGGACAAGATAAAAATACAGATGCAAGAATGGTGGTGTCCACTTGGCAGTCACTTTATAAAATGAGAAAAGATTATTTTGCCCAATATGATGTTGTTGTGGGAGATGAGTGTCACTTGTTTAAAGCAAAATCGCTCACATCTATTATGACAAAACTCATTGACTGCAAGTATCGTTTTGGTTTTACTGGAACGCTTGATGGAACACAGACTCATAAGTTAGTCCTTGAAGGTCTGTTTGGCAGAGTAAAGCAGTTTGTTAGAACCCGTGAGCTCATCGATCAAGATCATCTGGCTAATTTTAAGATTAAAGCTTTGGTGCTAAAATATACTGATGAAGAAAAGAAATTTGTCAGTAAAATGAAATATCAAGATGAAGTTGATTTTATTGTAAGCAATCAAAGAAGAAATAAATTCATACAAAATTTAACCTTATCACTCAATGGTAATACTCTTTTGTTATTTCAATTTGTTGACAAACACGGAAGAATATTATATGATAACATATCAAAAGCAATTAAAGACGATAGAAAAGTTTTCTTCGTCTATGGAGGCACTGATGCAGAGACTCGCGAAAAAATCAGGGCAATTACTGAGGGGCAGAAAAACGCGATTATCATTGCCTCGTACGGCACCTTCAGCACTGGGATTAATATCAGGAATCTTCATAATATTATTTTTGCTTCTCCCACTAAGTCTCGTATACGTAATCTTCAGTCTATTGGCAGAGGCTTACGTAAGGGTGATGCAAAAGATAAGGCAACACTTTTTGACATTGCCGACGACTTGAGGCACAAAAGCAAAGTAAACTATACACTCAAGCACTTTTCAGAAAGAGTAAAGATCTATAACGAAGAAGAATTTGAATATAAGATATATAACATAAATCTCTAAGGAAAAAGCAATGAAACCAATTATAAATTACTTCAAGCTTATTAGTGGAGAGCATATTATATCTATGGTAGATAGTCTCGATGATGAATACGCAGTTCTTTACAAACCACTGCAGCTGTTTGTTCATAACACATATCGCGGAGCTTTAGTTAAAGTTGCAAAGTGGATACCGTTTACTGACGAAGTTATATTCTCAATAAGGATGTCAAATATACTCATTCATTCAAATGCGTCTGAAGATATGCAAGACTACTATCTTGGTTGCTTAAATTCTCTTGATGATATCCAGGACCAGGATGAGCGTGAACAAAATTTTAATGTAGAAACAAATCATGATGAGGCAGATAATGATGAAGTCACACAAGCTTTCTTTGAAAGATATTCAAACACAAACATTGTGGTGCACTAATGGGTAGAACATCAAAAGCTAAAAAAGAGCACTACGTTAATAATAAAGAATTTTTGGCAGCCATGGTAGAGTTCAAAAACATGGTGAATGAAGCAGCAAGTTTAGAAAAAGAGAGACCAAGAGTGACTCCTTATATCGGAGAGTGCTTCATGAAAATTGCTGTACATCTTTCACACAAGCCAAACTTTATTAATTATACATTTAAGGAAGAGATGATCTCCGACGGTATCGAGAACTGCTTGCAGTATATCGATAACTTTGATCCGGAAAAATCTCAGAATCCATTTGCATACTTTACGCAGATTATCTATTATGCATTTCTTCGACGTATTCAAAAAGAAAAGAAACACCTGTACACAAAGTACAAAATGACAGATGAGATGTCTATTATGAACATGGATCACAATGTTCAAGATCACGACACTTCATCATATCTTAATTCTAATAAATCAAATGAATGGTCTCGAGAGCACGTAGATGTTTTTATTGAATCATTTGAAGAGTCCAAGCGTAGAAAAAAGAACAAAAACACCACAGCAGTTGATGTTCTTATGGAGAATTAATTGAAAGCTGCAATTATAACGGATACTCATTTTGGTGCTCGCAATGACAGCCAAATTTATATTAAGTATTTTGAAAAGTTTTATAATGATATTTTCTTTCCATACTTGATTGACAACAATATCACCACTGTTTTTCATCTTGGTGATATTGTTGATCGAAGAAAATACATCAGTTACGTTACACTCAGAGAGTTCAAAAGAATCTTTGTTCAGCCGTGCATTGATAACAAAATAAATCTGGTTGGTATTGTTGGTAATCACGATATTCCATATCGTAATACGAACGAAGTCAATGCCATGAATGAACTGTTTAAAGAGAACAATATTACCTTTTATGCAGAGCCTATAGACTATACATTTGATGACTGCAGTGTTGCTTTACTTCCTTGGATCAGCAATGGTAACTACGGCGAGTCCATGGAGTTCATCAAGAATACAAAATCTCAAGTGCTATTCGGTCATTTAGAGCTGAGAGGCTTTGATATGTACAGGGGCATGCCAAATCCACACGGACTTGAGTCTGCACTTTTTGATAAATTTGATCTAGTGTGTTCTGGTCATTTTCACACCAAATCATCAAAGGGAAACATTCACTACCTTGGTAATCCGTACGAGATGTTTTGGAATGATTATAATGATCAGCGTGGATTTCACGTATTTGATTCTACTAAAAGAGAGTTGACATTTATTCAAAATCCATATAGAATATTTAATAAGATATGGTACGATGATACAGATGTGAAACTCGAAGATCTTTTAGAGAAACACGACTTTGATTCTTATAAGGATACCTATGTCAAGGTAATTGTTCAAAATAAAAATAATCCCTATTGGTTTGATATTGTAATGGATAACTTATACAAAGCGGATCCTGCACACATATCAATAGTAGATGATCATAAAAATCTAGATCAGCAGACTGAAGAAGAGATTATCAGTGAAGCTGAAGATACCTTAACATCTCTTTACAAGTATGTCGATCAGATGAATACGCGAGTAGATAAAGCAAAGCTAAACCAACTGTTTGCTAATTTATATACAGAAGCGCAGAATATGGAGCTTTAATTGATACACTTTCATAATGTTCGGTGGCAGAATTTTCTGTCTACTGGAAATGTGTGGACTGATATTCTATTAGACAAGAGTCCAAACACTCTGGTTATTGGTGAAAACGGTGCGGGTAAGTCCACGATGCTGGATGCATTGTGCTTTGCTCTATTCGGTAAACCATTCCGAAAAATAAATAAACCCCAGCTAATGAACTCAGTTAATCAAAAAGACATGCTGGTTGAGACAGAGTTTACTGTCGGTAAATCTCGGTATCGAGTATTAAGAGGTATGAAACCCCATGTATTCGAGATCTATAAAGATAATGTTCTGATAAATCAGACAGCTTCAGTAAGAGATTATCAGAATTATCTTGAACAAAATATCTTAAAACTGAATTTTAATTCATTCACTCAAATCGTGATATTGGGTTCATCTTCTTTTGTTCCCTTTATGCAGTTACCCACGGGTGCTCGTAGAGAGATCATTGAAGACTTACTAGATATCAAGATCTTCACTGCCATGAATATTTTGCTGAAAGAGAAATTGCAGCAGAATAAAAATAATTTGAAAGACATCAAGTACAAGATTGACTTGGAGCAAGAGAAGCTTGAAGTCCATCAGAAATATATTGATGAGATGCAGT